TGGCCAGGAAGAACGGCAAGAGCACGCTGGGGGCCGGGATCGGGCTGTACCTGCTGACGCTGGATGGGGAGCCGGGGGCGGAGGTTTACAGCGCGGCGACGAAGCGGGACCAGGCGGCGATCACGCACAGCGAGGCGACGCGGATGGTGAAGGCCTCGCCGGAGTTGCGCAGGCGGGTGGCGATATTCCGGAACAACCTGCACATCCCGGGAACGGCCAGCAAATATGAGCCGCTTTCAGCCGATGCGAGCTCGATGGACGGGCTGAACGTGCACGGGGCGATCGTGGACGAGCTGCACGCGCACAAGACGCGGGAGCTGTGGGACCTGCTGGACACGGCGACGGGCTCGCGACGGCAGCCGCTGATGTTCGCGATCACGACGGCGGGATTCGACCGGGAGTCGATCTGCTTCAAACAGCACGAGTACACGGAGAAGGTGCTGGAGCAGGTGATCGAGGACGATTCGTTCTTTGGGATCATCTTCACGCTGGACAAGGCGGATGGCGACCATCCGGAGGATGCGTGGGAAGACGAGACGGTATGGGTGAAGTCGAATCCGAACCTGGGCGTCTCGAAAAAGTGGGACGATATGCGGCGCAAGGCGCAGCGGGCGAAGGAGATGCCGAGCGCGCTGAACGCGTTCCTGCGGCGGGAGCTGAACGTGTGGACGCAGGCGGAGACGAAGTGGGTGCCGTGGGATGCGTGGAAGGCGTGCGGGAAGGCGGTGGACGCCGAGGGGCTGCGGGGGCGGACGGGTTACGGCGGGCTGGACCTTTCGAGCAACACGGACATCACGGCGTGGGTGATGATGTTCCCACCGCAGTCGGAGGAGGACGATTACCAGGTGCTGTGCCGATTTTTCATCCCGGAGGAGGCGATGCACGAGCGGACGCACCGGGACCGGGTGCCGTACGAGGCGTGGGTGCGGCAGGGGTACATCTTCGCGACGCCGGGGAACGTGATCGATTACGCGTTCGTCCTGCACCAGATCGACGAGGATATGCAGGCCTACGACATCCCGGAGGTGGCGTTCGACCGGTGGGGGGCGACGAAGATTCAGACGGAGCTGACGGAGCTGGGCGGGGAGGATTTCCTGGTGCAGTTCGGGCAGGGGTTCCGATCGATGAGCCCGCCGATGAAGGAGCTGGAGAAGATCATCCTGGCTGAAAAGCTGGCGCACGGAGGGAACCCGGTGCTGACGTGGATGGCGGACAACCTGGTGGCCAGGCAGGACCCGGCGGGGAACATCAAGCCGGACAAGGAGAAGTCAACGGAAAAAATTGACGGGATGGTGGCGCTGATTATGGGGCTGGACCGGGCGGTGCGGCACCAGAAGAAGGCGCGGAGTGTGTACGAGGAGCGGGGTTTGGAGGTGGTATGAGCGGGCAGGCTATCGTGTCGCTGGCGATCACTCCGAGGGTGATCAGGGTGGGGGAGATGGTGACGGCGACGGCGTGCTCTGCGGTGGGGCTGACTCACGTCGCGTTTTCTGTCGTTTTTGGCGACACGGTTTATCCGTTCGATATCACGAAGATGTGGAAGAGTGGCGGCGGCCTGCACTACTGGAGGACCGAGTTCCGGGTGAACGATCCTGGTGAGCATTCTGTGAGGGTGGTGAGTGACAGCGCGGAGGCCAGTGTGAGTTTCGAGGTGATGGCGCCCAGGGGGAAGCCGCGGGAGCCGTACGAGCGGACGTACGTGCTGCTACCGCCCAAGGCGGATGCGGAATGGGCGCGAGCGGTGGTGGAGGCAACGTGGGACGAGCATCGGTACACGCTGGGCGGGAGTGCGGACGACGCGGGGATCGGCGACCTAGACGTGCGGCGGGTGATGCTAGTGAATGCGGCGGGTTGGGGCGGCGAGCGGGTGATGCGTGAGTGGTACGCAGAGTGGTACCCGGGTGTGGATCTATCGTTTGTGAACGCGGATTCGCCGGAGCAGTTGAAGCGGGTGCTGGGGCTGCCGGGGGCGCATCACGATGCGCCCTTACAAGTGGGCTTGCACGATGAGGCGGGTGGGGCGGATATGGCCAGCCACGGGATGAAGGGTGTGTGCCTGGTGCACGCGGTGGTGCAGCGGGAGGCGCGGAAGCTGGATTTCCGTCCCCTGCAGGATGCGGGGATCACGGTGATCTGCCGATTGGGCTGGGGGTACGCGGATGGGACGGGGACGCTGCCGAGACCGGCGGACAAGGAGGCGTTCATCGACGCGGCGGCCGGGACGATCCTGCAGGCGGATGGGGTGGATTATTTCCACGTGGGCAATGAGCCGAACAACCCGGGCGAGTGGCCAGGCGGCCCGGGCGGGTACGCGCTGACGGCGGATTACGTGGTGGAGATCTACAACGCGCTGTGGTACCTGGTGGGCAAGCGGGCGAAATTGGGGCCTCCTCCGATCGATCCTTATTTCGGGCCGGGGTCGGACAACGGGGATTATTGGGCGCACATCATCGAATACATCGCGGGGGCGGACGCGATCTTTTTGCACGCCAAGACGCAGTCGAACCTGGTGGCGCAGGTGTGGTCGATGGAGAAATTCGCGGATGAGCCGCTGTGGTGGCAGTATTTGCACCTGCGGACGGTGGAGACGGGGAAGGCGATCGCGCGGGCGCGGTTCTGGGACGCGCCGGTGTTCGTGACGGAGTGCAATCCACAGCGGCGGGGGGATGGATCGCTGGGGTGGGAGGCGCAGAACCTGGCGTGGATCCACGAGGCGTGCGCGTATTTGCGGGAGCAGGAGGTCGCCGGGGTGGCGTTCTACCGGTACGAGTTGGCGGGGGACCAGGCGGGGTTCGGGCTGGAGGATAAGCCGGTGATCCTGGAGGCGATCCGGGCCGAGGCTGGAGATTAGAGATTGGAGACTAGAGATATGGATATTGAGCGAATGACGGTCAAGGAGTTCCGCGAGTTCGGTTTTCTCCAGGAATTGAATCGCCAATTTTTGCATCCGCTGGGCTTGGCATTGGAGGTCATTATCGATGAGGAAGATGGCAGCGAGAGATTCGGCGAGGTGTGGGATTACCGTTGCGATCCAGAAGGAATCAGGTTTGCCGAATTTAGCGTGGATGAGATGGAGCGAGGCCTGCGAATCAAGGAGCTGCAGGAAGAAAAGGGCAAAACTCGGAGATCCCATCTTGGCTATATCATCCAACCATTTGTGGAGGTTCAGCCATTAGTTGAGGGCGAGGGGAAACATAGGTGCGAACCGGGTTACGACTTCGACGAGGAGAGGCAGGTTTTCCCATCGGCGGGTTTCGGCGCGGCGATAATCGCGTGCTACGAGGATGAAGAGGGAAAATTGTGGGCCGTGAATAGTGAGTATTGCATACAGGTGAACTTTTGCCCATTCTGCGGATATGCGGCCAGGGAGCAGGTGGAATGGAAACCTTCTTGATGCACTTGCGATATCCGGTGCTGAGGCGGGTGATCGTGAACACGAAGACGGGCAAGGCGTTCCGGGGGGTGCTGTGGCGCAGGCGCTGGGGGTACGTGGTGCTGCGCGGTGCGGAGCTGCTGAAGGGTCGCGGGGAGACGGTGCCGGTGACTGGCGAGGTGGTGATCCCGGCCGATAACGTGGATTTCATCCAGGTGGTGGCATAGGGCGCATCACGATGCGCCCCTACAGGGGGGCACGATGCGCCCCTACAGGGGGATGGGATGACGGTCGTGCAGAGCGGTTTGACGTTGGTGGATGCGACGCCATGGTGGCAGTTGTCGGGCAGCACGGGCAGCCTGACGCTGTACGATCAGTACGCGTACGATTACGCGACGATCTACCGGACGCAGCCAAACGTGCGGACGTGCGTGGATTTTCTGGCGCGGAATATCGCGCAGTTGGGGCTGCACGTATTCCGGCGGGTGAGCGATACGGACCGGCAGCGACTGCGGGATCATCCGTTGGCGCGGGTGCTGGCCAGGCCGCTGCCGGAGGACTACAAGGTGACGACTTACAGGCTGATGGAGAGCCTGATGGGCGACCTGGGGGTGTATTTCAACGCGTTCTGGCTGAAGATACGGGTGGAGGGCGCGGGGGAGGGCGGTTCACGAACCGCCCCTACAGCGGGGTTATTGCGGGTGCCGCCGACGTGGATGACTGTGAGCGGGGCGCTGGGGCCGACGAAGTACACGGTGACGTTCCCAGGCAAGGCGCCGAAGGAGTACAGGCCGGACCAGGTGGTACATTTTCGGGGCTATGGTCCTGGTAACAATATCGAGGTGGTGTCGCCGCTTGAGACGCTGCGGCGGGTGCTGGCGGAGGAGCACGCGGCGGGGGATTACCGGGAGCATTTCTGGCAGAACGCGGCGCGGATCGAGGGCGTGATCGAGCGACCCACTACTGCGCCGGAGTGGAGCGAGGCGGCCCGCAAGCGATTCAGGGAAGAGTTCGGGGCGATCCATAGCGGCGGAGAGGGCAGCGGCAAGACGGCGATCCTGGAAGAGGGGATGGTGTGGAAGGAGGCGGGGTTCAACGCGCAGGAGAGCGAGTACCTGATGGGTCGCAAGCTGACGCGGGAGGAGTGCGCGCGGGCGTACCACATCCCGCTGCCGATGGTGGGGATCCTGGATCACGCGACGTTCTCGAACATCAAGGAGCAGCACAAGAATTTGTACCAGGATGCGCTGGGTCCGTGGCTGGCGATGATCGAGCAGGACGTGGAACTGCAGCTCCTGCCGGAGTTCGAGGATACGAAGGGTGTGTACGTGGAGTTCAACATCGCGGAGAAGCTGCAGGGGAGTTTCGACGAGCAGACGGAAGCGTTGCAGAGCGCGGTGGGGCGGCCGTGGATGACGGCGAACGAGGCGCGGGCGCGGTTCAATATGCCGAGTATGGGCGGGGACGCGGACCGGCTGGTGACGCCGCTGAACGTGCTGGTGGGGGGGCAGGCGTCGCCCAGGGATGTCGATGGAGCACAGGGCGCGTCACGGGGCGATTCACAGGGCGTGTCACGGGGCGATTCACAGGGCGCATCACAGGGCGATTCGCGAATCGCCCCTACGGCGGCGAAGGCGCTGGACGTGCACAACGGGGAGTTGCGGGAGCGGCACGAGGAAAAGTGGCGGGCGGCGCTGATGCGGCATTACAGGCGGCAGGAGGCGGCGATTGTGGGCCGGGTAGAGGAGGGCGCGTCGCGACGCGCCCCTACGGATGCGAAGGTCGATATCGGGGGTGTGTGGTACGACGAGGAGCGCTGGAACCGGGAGCTGTACGAGGACCTACTACCGCTAAACGTGCTAACGGCGATGGCGTGGGCCGAGCTGGCGGCCGGGGCGCTGGATGCGGAGGTGGACATCGAGCGGATGATGGCGTGGCTGCGCGAGCACAGCCGGGTCCAGGCGGCGTATATCAACGGGTACACGCGGGATCAATTGGAAGTCGCGCTACGGGACCCGGAGCCACGAGAGGCGGCAGGCCGGGTATTTGAATTGGCGCTGACGGTGTGGGCTATCAGAGAGGCCACGAGCGCAGTCACCACGGCGCTGAATTTCGGAGCGGTGGAGGGGGCGAGCGCGGGTGGGATGCGGTACAAGACGTGGCAGGTGAATAGCTCGAACCCGCGCCCCGATCACGCGGCGCTGAACGGGACGACTGTGGGGATCCGGGACAAATTCCCGAACGGGCTGCGCTGGCCGGGTGATCCACAGGGTGGGGCTGAGCAGAACGCGAATTGTCAGTGTACGGTGAGGTTTAGTGCGTGATGAAGCGTGGTGAAGGGCGCATCACGATGCGCCCCTACCAGGGAGGATGAAGATGGAACGCAAGCAAAAGACGTTTACGGGGCGGGTGGAGCTGAAGGATGACGGCGAGGAAGGGACTTTCCGGTCGGTGTTCGCGACGCTGAACGTGATCGATCTCGATGGGGACGTGACGCCGCCGGGCGCCTTCACCGATGGCCAGGAGGTGATGGTCGAGGGCTGGAACCACGATTACGGCCTGCCACCGGGCAAGGGCGTGATTCACTCCGACGAGGAGGAGGCGTGGATCGACGGGCGCTTCTTCCTGGAGACGGACCAGGGACGGAATCACTACAACACGCTGAAGGCCCTGGCTGGATTGGAAGAGTGGTCGTACACGTTCACGATCGAGGAGGGCCAGGCGGGCCAGTTCGAGGGGGAGGACGTATACTTCCTCAACGCGCTGGACGTGTGGGGCGTAGCGCCGGTGACGCGCGGCGCGGGGATCGGGACGCGGACGGTGGCGCTAAAGAGCAGCGGGTTGACGGACGACGAGATCGCGGGCGTGCGAGCGTTGTTGAAGGAAAGAGAGAAAGCGCCGGGCGATACTGAAGGCCAGGCCGAGGCGGGCGATCCGCCTGGCGAGCCGAGCGGTATGCCTGCGAGCGATGTATTGTTACAGATCGAGATTCTAAAGTTGCAAGCGGAAGGTTAGGGTCAAAACAGTTTTCAAATAATGGAGGTGTAAGGTGAGCAAGAAAGAACGGATGCTGACTCTGCTGGGAGATGCAGAGAAGATCACGAAAGCGGCCGAGGAGGAAGAGCGGGCGCTGAGTGACGAGGAGCGTACCGAGGTCACGAAGCTGATGGGCCAGGCGATGGAGCTGCGCGACGAGATCAAGAGTGACGAGGTCGACGTGGAGCTGAAGGCGCAACTGGCGGAGCTGCTGGACGGGGTGAAGGAGAGCGACGAGCGCGCGGAGCCGAAGTCGGCAGCGGAGAAGGGAACGATCGGCGAGCAGTTCGTCAGTTCGGCGGAGTTCAACGCGTGGATGAAACAGGTGGCGCCGAACGGGCAGATCCCGGACGGGATGAAACGGTTCACGTCGCCGCCGGTGAACTTCAAGGGGCTACTGCGCAAGCTGCTGGTGCAGCGCAAGGACCTGATCACGGGGGCGGACGACACGAGCGCAGGCGCATTCGTGGAGACGGATTACACCGGAATCTACGAACCGATCGGATACTGGCCGTTGACGATCCGAGACCTGATCTCGGTGGGCACGACGGGAAGCGACCTGGTGGAGTTCGTGCGCCAGACGCAACAGGTGACAGAAGCGACAACGGTGCCGGAGGCGAACGTGACCGAATACTCCGGGGCGACCGGCGAGATCAGCGGCGAGAAGCCGGAAGGCGCGACGGCGTGGGAAAAGGTGCAGGAGCCGGTGAAAACGATAGCGGTGTGGATCCCGGCGACGAAACGGGCTCTGGCCGACGTTGGGCAGTTGCGCTCCCTGATCGACCTGGAGCTGAGGGAGGATCTGGGGCAGGAACTGGAGGATCAACTGCTGAACGGCGACGGCGTGGGCGAGAACTTTACCGGCCTGGCCAACACGGCGGGGACGCTGGTGCAGGCGTGGGACACGGACATCCTGAGGACATCCCGGCGGGCGATCACGACCTTGCTGGTGACCGGACGTCAGATCCCTACAGCCTGGGTGCTCAATCCGGAGGACTGGGAGACGGTGGAGCTGACGCAGGATGCGGAGGACCGGTATTACTACGGTGGGCCGCTGGCGCAGGCTACACCCCGGTTGTGGGGCGTGCCGATAGCGCAGAGTTTTTACCAGCCGCAGGGAACGGGTTGGCTGGGGAACTGGCGCAAGGCGAGGCTGTGGGACCGTGAACAGGCGACGATCAGCGTGAGCGACAGCCACGAGGATTTCTTCATTCGCAATCTGGTGGCGATCCTGGCCGAGATGCGGGCGGCGTTCGGGGTGATCCGGCCGAGCGCGTTCGTGGAGATGGATCTGGAATCCGGGTCGTGAGTCAACGGATTCTGAACGGATAAACGGATAAACGGATGAACGTAGGGGCGCAGCGGGGCGCAACACGATGGGGCGCATCACGATGGGGCGCAACACGATGGGGCGCAACACGATGGGGCGCAACACGATGGGGCGCATCACGATGCGCCCCTACGGAGGGGTAATATGCAGGTCAACGTGGTGTGCCGGAATCTGGGCGACGACCGGGTGCTCCCGCGTTTCTCGCGGTATCTGCGGGATGTGAACGGGTGGTCGCTGACGAGTGGGCCGGACGAGAGTGCGGATGCAATCTACCTGAGCGGGTATTTCGAGGTGCAGACGTGCAGGCGGGGCTGGCCGAGTGTGCCGGTGGCAGCGTATTTCACGCACCGGGAGGCGGAGGGGGACGGGAAGGCCAAGTTGTTCGACCGGGTGGCCACGCAGGTGCAGCTCAGGATCGCGACGGCGCGGATGTATGCGGAGTACCTGGGGCTGTTCGGGGCGGCGGTGCAGATCCGGCCGCCGGTGGAGCGGGAGAGGTTCACGATCCCGAAGGGCGCATCACGGGGCGATTCGCGAATCGCCCCTACGGTGGCGGGGTTTTCGGGATATTCGTATCGGAGCGGGCGGAAGGGGATGGATCTGGCGCACCAATTGGTGCGATCTTCCCAGGGCATCGAATGGCGGGCCTCGGGGCGGGGGTGGCCGGTGCAGACGACCCGATACAACTGGCGGGAGATGCCGGGTTTTTTCCAGGGGCTGGACGTCCTGGTGATCCCGTCGTTGATCGAGGGGGTACCGATGCCGGCGCTGGAGGCGCTGAGCTGCGGGGTGAGTGTGGTGGTGCCGCGCGGGGTGGGGCTGCTGGACGAGCTGCCGCAGGTGCTGGGGATCCACCGGTACGAGCGGGGGGACGCGGGGTCTCTGATGAAGGCGTTCGGGAAGGCGGTGAAGGCGCGGCCTGAGGTGGAGCGGGAGGCGCTGCGGGCGGTGACGGAGGGATACACGGTGGAGAACTGGTGCGCGGAGCACCGGCGGGTGATGGAGATGCTGGTCGATGGGGTGAGGGTGGGCGATGGCCAGGGCGCATCACGGGGCGATTCGCGAATCGCCCCTACGGTGGGCGGTCCGAATGCGGGGCTGGAAGAGGAGGTTGCGGATGAGGTACATCCGATGATGGGCGCATCACGATGGGGCGCATCACGATGGGGCGCATCACGATGGGGCGCATCACGATGCGCCCCTACTAAACCTGTGAAGGTGAAGAAGGTGCCGAAGCCGGTGGAGCGGGGGACGGGGAGCACGCGGGGGATCTATTGTGTGGCGTTTGGGGATCCGGCGCGGACGTGCGCGCTGAAGATGATGAAGACGGCGAAGCGGATGATGCCGGAGATCCCGATCTGTCTGTGCAGCGATCGCAAGATCGGGCCGGAGGACGTGCTGGTGAAGCAGCCCGATTCGGATATCGGGGGACGGCGGGCGAAGCTGAAGGCGTACGAGCTGAGTCCGGCGGAGTGGGAGAGTGTGCTGTACCTGGACGCGGACACGGAGGTGGTGGGGGACATCCGGTTCTACTTCCAACTGATCGAGGACGGGTGGGAATTCGTGATCTGCAAGGACCCGCACCTGATGGATACGATGCACGCGTTCCGGCGGAAGAACAATCTGGAGGAGCTGGAGGAGACGGCGGCGAGGATTCACACGATGCACACGCTGCAGTACAACGGGGGGGTATGGGCGTTCGGGAGGAACGAGCGGGTGGCGCGCTTTTTCGCGCGGTGGCTGGCGGAGTGGGAGCGGCACGCGCAGCGGGACCAGGGGGCGCTGATCCGGGCGATGTACACGGAGCCGCTGCGGGTGTATTTGCTGGGGAATGAGTGGAACACGTTCCCGAAGTACACGAAGGGGATCAAGACGGCGGGGCTGATGCACTACCCGGGGCGGGCGCGGCGATGGACGGGGATCATCCCCGGGCGGATCGACAGCCAGACGGCGTGGGCGGCGGTGCGGCGGCACGAGGCGACCCGAGGGAGCAGGGGGCACCGGTGAGGGGGATCTACTGCGTGGCGTTTGGCGAGCCGGCGCGCAGGTGCGCAGAGCAGATGATGGCCAGCGTGCGGCGGTGGATGCCGGGGGTGCCGATTGCGCTGTGCAGCGACCGGGCGCTGGGGCCGGAGGACGTGCTGGTGAAGCGGCAGGATACGGACGTCGGCGGGCGGCGGGCGAAGGTGGGGATGTACGAGTTGAGCCCGCAGGAGTGGGATGCGGTGCTGTACCTGGACGCGGACACGGAGCTGGTAGCGGACGTGGGGTTCCTGTTCGAGGTGGTCGAGGACGGGTGGCAACTGGCGATCTGCCGGGCGATCGTGCAGGAGATGAGGGACTATCCGTTCGTGAGCGAGGGGCAGCGGCGGCGGACGCGGGCGGCGCTGGGCACGCTGAGGGTGACGCAGTGGAGCAGCGGGGTGATGGCGTTCGGGCGGGACGAGGAGACGGCGCGGCTGTTCAGGCGCTGGCGGCGGGAGTGGCGGCCGGCCGAGAGGCGCGACCAGGCGGCGCTGATGCGGGCGATTTACAGGAGCCCGGTGCGGGTGTACACGCTGGGGTACGAGTGGAACACGGTGGCCAATTACGTGCGCAAGCGGAACATCGTGACGGCGGGGGTGATGCACTATCCGATGCGGGCGCGGCGGCCGGCGAGGGGAAGATGATGGAGGCGGTGATCAGCCTGACGACGATTCCGAGCCGGGCCGGGTACCTGCGGCGGTGCGTGGAGAGCCTGGTGGGGCAGGGGCCGCCGGTGTACGTGTGGCTGCCGCGATATATCGTGCGATTGATGGCGCCGGGATTCGAGGAGGCGCCGGGGTTCCTGGCGGAGCTGGGGGCGCACGCGGAGATCGTGGAGGACCGGGGACCGGCGACGAAGCTGCTGCCGGCGCTGGAGCGGTTCGAGATGGTGATCACGGCGGACGACGACCACGTGTACGGGCCTGGATGGGCGGCGGGGCTGATGAGGTGGGCGGAGCGCCGGCCGGGAGCGGCGCTGGGATACCGGGGGCGGCGGTTCGTGAACGGGTTGGATTACAAGCGGAGCCGCAAGATACTGAATCCGGCGCGGCCGATGCGGGTGGACCTGATCACGGGGGTGCACGGGGGGCTGTACCGGCGCGAGTTTTTCGGCGAGGGGTTCGCCGAGGAGTGGGCGAGCTGGCCGCTGAACGACGATATTGTGGCGAGCGGGCACCTGTGGCGGCGGGGGGTGCCGATGCTGATCGTCCCACGGCGGTGCAAGATCACGGCGATGGAGGCGCGCTCGGTCGACCGGTTGATGGCGGGGAATATGCGGCTGAACAACGCGGGGTTGACTATGGCATACCGGGGGTGGGGCCGTGCCGGGTAAGCCGAAGGGGATGGTGCAGCCGGAGCCAACGCTGGCGCGGGCGGCGACGATTTTGTTGGGGGCGCTGACCGAGGGGGCGACGGTGTTCGAGTTCGGCAGCGGCGGCTCGACGCTATTCCTGGCGCAGCGGGCGGCGCGGGTGGTGAGTGTGGAGCACGACGCGGACTGGTGCGCGGCGGTGGCAAAAGGATTGGAGGCGCGCGGATTGCAGGCCGATGTGTGGCTGGTCGAGACTGAAGAGATGGCGAACGCTATCACGGACGAGGATGAGTTCGACGTGGTGTTCGTGGATTGTTACGGGCCACAGCGGGCGCAGGCGATCGGCCAGGGTGCGCGACACGTGAGACCGGGTGGATGGCTGGTGGCGGACGATTACGACAGCAAGCCGAAGGTGCGGCGGGCGGTGGAGTGGCTGCGGGGCGCGGGCTGGGACGTGGCGCTGGTGGATGGTATCAAGGTGCATCTGCGCAAGGGATCGGTGCATACATCGACGGCGTTCTGCCAGAGGGGTGCTAGATGTTCCTGATCACGGGGAGCGGACGGAGCGGGACGAAGTATATGGCCACGGTGCTGCAGAAGTGCGGGCTGGACGTGGGACACGAGCGGCTGGGGCGGGATGGGGTCGTATCGAGTTATTATTGTTTCGAGGTGACGTGGTATCCGGGCCACCACGCGGCGCCACGGCCGGCGTTCGACGTGGTGCTGCACCAGGTACGGCACCCGCTGCGCAGTATCGCCAGCATCCAGACGGGGCATTCGTGGAAATGGACGTGCCAGTTTCTGCCGGTGGGGGAGAATGCGCCGCTGCTGCGGCGGGCGTGCTGGAATTGGCTGGTGTTCAACGAGGAGGCGGAGCGGCAGGCGGCGTTGACGTATCGGGTCGAGGATCTGGAGGAGACGTGGGGGGAGATCGAGCGGCTGCTGGGTTTCGAGGCCGATTACGGGTCGATCGCCGACGTGCCGAGGGACATCAACACGCGCCGGCATACGGCGGTGACGTGGGCGGACGTGCGGCGGGTGGCGCCAGGGGTCTACGAGCGCATCCGCGCGGCGGCGAGGCGCTACGGGTATGGAGGGTGACGTGGCAAGGGATAACGATCATACCAAGAATATGGCCCAGGGGGCGCTGATCGTGGCGGCGATCCGGTCGGGTGGGACGTTCCTGGCGCATTGTCTATCGAATCACAGCCAGATCTATTGCGACCGGGCCGAGTCACTGCACCACCGCAGTGTGTGGTGCAAGGTGGGGATGGATCGGCGGCACCTGCTGGCGGCGCTGCTGAATCAGAGCGGGTACCAGGTATCGATGTGCAAGCTGATCTACGTGCAGGCATTCACGGAGGGCATCTGGGAGTGGATCGTCAAGCGGCAGCCGCGCGTGATCTGGCTGTATCGCGAGAACGTGCTACGCCAGGCGCTGAGTGTATATCTGAACCGGCAGGTGCGCCAGGCGGGAGTGCTCAAGCGGCCGCAACACACGTTCAGGGAGACGAAGCCGATCACGGTGGAGATCGAGCCGATGCGGTTTGTCCGGCTGGCGCGGAGCCTGATAGCCTACGACAAGCAGGCGAAGGCGCGGCTGGCAGCGCTGCGGGAGGTGCTGCCGTTGACGTACGTGGATGTGGTCGGCGGGGAGGACGCAAGAGCCGAGCGGCTGCCGCTGGCGACGACGAAGCGGGTGTGCGCATTCCTGGGGGTGGATTACGAGCTATTGCGGTGCGAACTGAAGCGGGTCAACCCGTTCCCGCTGCACGAGATGATCGGCAACTGGCGGGACGTGAGGAAGGCGATCAAGGAAAGCGAGTTTGCAGATCTATTGGAGGCCGAGAATGGGTGAAAAAAAGGGCATCGTGTTGAGCGGGCCGGATGGGACGATCGAGGCGCAGACGCGGAACAAGAAGCTGGGTGTGGTGGTCGGCGGATTGGGCGATGGACAACCACAAGGGTTATCCCTACCATTCGACAAGGTGCTGTTCGTCGAGCCGGGGACGGAGGTGCCGTGGGACTTGCTGCCGGCGGCGTGGCATTTCCTGGAGCGGTGGGACGCGGCGGTGCCGCTGTGGCGGTACGGGGTGACGGCGGCGGACGTGGGATCGAAGGAGGAGCGGAAGCGGACGCAGGCGGTGGTGCGGGATCTGCGGGTGCTACTGCACAGTGTGGAGCTGCTGTTCGTGCGAAATACCCCGGATCAAGATGGGCAGACATTGGGAAGAGATCTGATAGCGGCGTACCGGGAGGAGCTGGGGATAGATCACGATGGGGCGGATCACGATGGGGCGGATCACGATGGGGCGGATCACGATGGGGCGCATCACGATGGGGCGGATCACGATGGGGCGGATCACGATGGGGCGCATCACGATGCGCCCCTACAGGAGGGGGTGAATAGGCGGCTGGCGTTTTTGCGGGCGCTGTACCGGGTGAAGCCACGGCTGTGCGTGCTGCCGGTGACGTGGCTGGCGAAGGTGGCGGCGCGATCGAAGCAGGATGCGATTGCGGTGCGGGGACGAGGGAGGCCGACGGGGCAGCGGTTGGTGGAGGTGGAGCTGGGGCCGGGGCGGTTCGTGAAGTGCAATCCGGGTGACGAGGATGCGGTTTTGAAGATGCTATCGGGGAGGCGTGGCGATGATAAAAAGTAGGGGTCCATTGGTGCGGGTAGAGCTGGAGCCGGGACGGTTCGTGAAGATGTACAAGAAGGACGCGGGGGCGCTGGGGTTGCTGAAGCCTTCAGCCCAGGGGAAGGTGCGGCGGCCGGGAGGAGATAAGATGCGGCGGCCGGAGGGCGATAAGGGACAGCCCCCGCCCCAACCCTCCCCCAAGGAGGGGGAGGGGGCGGAGGTGAGTACGCGGGTAATCACTGACGATTTCACGGTGATCCCGGGGATCGGGGAGGCGACGGCGGCGATGCTGCGAGAGCGGGGGATCCTGACGCTGGAGGTGCTGCGAGAGATGGAGACGGGTGATCTGCCGGCGCGGGTGGCGCGGGCGATCGAAAGGTGGCGCGATGGCGAGTAAAGGCAAGGGGGCGCTGTCCGGCGATCTGGAGGCGGCGCGGCTCAAAGTGGAGGCGGCGGTGACGCTGCTGGATTCGGAGACGGCGGACGGGATCATCGAGACGTCGACCGAGGAACTGGCCACGCTCGAGCGCGGGGCGCAGGCGGCGGTGACGCTGCTGTGGGGGATGGTGCAGGCCTGCGGGGTGCGGAAGGTGGCCCTGGTTAAGAAGGCGATGGCGCAGGCGATGCTGGTGCTGGCGACGCTGGTGCACATTGCGTACGCGCTGGGGATCAGGGTGGGGGAGGCACGGGGCGATTCACGGGGCGATTCACGAATCGCCCCTACGGGAGGGGGCCAGGATGGCTGATTTCTGTGCGGTGGCGGACGTGGAGTTGTTTCTGCAGGTGGATATCGCGTCGGATGCGGACAAGGTGGCGGCGTGCGAGCGGGCGATCACGGAGGCGTCGGCGGCGATCCGCAATTATTGCCACCAGACCATCGAGGAGGTGGCGGACGACGCAACCACGTTCGACGTGGGGGCGGGCCGGGTCAAGTTGTTCCTGCCGGAGCTGCCGGTGACGGGGGTGGCGAGCGTGGTGGAGGACGGGGAGGCGCTGGTCGAGGGATCGGATGAGGATTACCAGGTGGCGAATCACGGGGTGCTGCACCGGGTGGGGCAGGATTGGGTCGAGGGGGTGCAGATCGTGGTGGTGACGTATACGCACGGGTACGCGGAAATCCCGGACGACGTGGCGGCGGTGTGCACGCGGGCAGCGGCGCGGGCGTACCAGGCGGGGCTGAAGGCCTCGGAGGACGACGGGGTGCCGGGGATTGCGAGCAAGAGCCTGGGGGATTTCGCGGTAGCGTTCACGTCAGGTGCGGGGGGGGTGGGCGAGGGTGTGATGGGGGCGAGCGGCAGCCGGATGCTGCTGCTGAGCGAGAAGGATATGTTGAACAGGTACAGGTACGTAAGGCAGTAGGGAAGGGAGTAGGGGGGTATGGGTGTGTGGGAGTGTGGGAGTGTGGGAGTGTGGGGGTGGTTGGTGCTGCTGGCGGGCGGGTGGCGATGCTGGAATTGCGGGGAGTTCAATCCTGACAGTGCGTTCTGCTGCCGGAAGTGCGGGGCGAGCCGGTGAGGTCAACGGATGGCTCAACGGATGGAACGGATTAAGCGGATGGGAGATCGATGACGGTCTTTGAATCTTTATTGAATAATACATTTGCGGTGGAGCGGCGGCAGCGGGTGAGCGATGGGCAGGGCGGCTGGATCGTCGTGTACGTGGCTGTGGGAACAGTTGAGGGGCGGATCTGCCCGACCAGCTCAAAGGAGCGGGTGGTGGCGGACGCGGAGCAGCAGCAGATCACGCACGTGCTGTACGTGGCGGCGGGGGAGGACGTGGCTCGGGGGGACCGGGTGACGTACGCGGATGCGGATGGTGTGCATCCGTTGGCGGTGGAGGTGCTGGGGATCAGGGAGCCGAGCGAGGCGGGGACGCATTGGGAGATCGACTGCCTGGAGCGGCAGTACGAGGAAGTGGGGGAGGAGGGGTCGTGAGGGTCAACGGATGAGCCACATCAGCCAATGGCGGCAGCGGGAGGTGATCGAGGAGATCGCCGACCAGGTGGCGGCCGATATGGAGACGGCGGGCAAGGTGGTGGAGGTGGATGCCCGGCGGCGGCTGCTGCGGATCCACGACCCGGAGTTCGGGCGGGCGTACCGGCGGGTGTTGGCATTATACCGGCTGATGAGTTTCGTGCGGCGGACGGGGTCGGTGATCGAGGCGCTGGTGGGTATCCCCAGGGGTGAAAAGGGCGAGGATTATGGCTTCTGGATCGAGGTGGGGAGCAAGACGGCGGCGGCGCAGCCGTGGCTGCGGCCGGCGCTGCTGACGAATCTGAAGCGGATAATGGAGTTCCTGGGGCAATGAGTGTGCTGACGCAGGCGATCTACGACAGACTGGTAGGCGACGGGACGCTGACGGCGCTGCTGAACACGTACGAGGGCGCGCCGGCGATCTTTACGACCGACCCGGCCCCAGGGGACGCGGTGCCGCCGTACGTGGTGACGGCGGGGGAGGTGGCACAGGAGGCATTCGATACGAAGACGACGCGGGGCAGGACGGCGACGCGCGACGTGCGCTGCTACACGGCGGCGGGCGGGAGCGCGGCGACGGTGGAGACGATCGCGGAGCGGGTGCGGACTTTACTGCACCGGCAGCCGCTGACGATCGCGGGATACACGTGGATGATGACGGAATGCTCGGGGCCGATGGCGGCCGACGAGCAGGACGCGTATGGCAGGATCGTAACTGCCAGAATCACATTTCAGGAGGATTAGAAAATGGGTATGAATGGAACGGACGTATTGTTGCTGGTGAACACGGGGACGCCGGCGGTGCCGGTATACGAGGTGGTCGGTGAGCAGCGGGACGTGGCGTTCGACGAGTCAACGGAGGAGATCGACGTCTCGTCCAAGGCCAGCCGGGCCAAGCGGGTGCTACCCGGGCGGTACTCGGCCAGCCTCTCGCTGGATCAGCTGTACGTGTGGACGCAGATCGGTTACCAGGAGCTGCGGGACGCGATGCGGGACGGGGAGCTGATCCTGGTGGCGAAACAAGAGGGCGGCGTGACGCTGGAGACGGCGGACGCGCTGGTGACGAGCCTGAGCGAGAGCTTTCCCGACCAGGGCGAGGCGACGGTCTCGATCAGCCTGACCATCGACGGGTTCTGGACGGAGCTGGTATCGTGAGCGGCGCACGCGGAGAAGAGACGATCCAGGTCGGCGAGCGCGAGGTACGGGTGCTGTTCACGAACCGGGCGCTGGCGGAGGTGGAGGGGAAGCTGGGCAAGTCGATCATCCGGGTGATGAAGGATTTCATCAGCGGCGATAGCGGGGTCACGGAGCTGGCACACCTGCTGCAGGTTGGGATGGAGGCGCACCGGAAGGACGCGCAGCTCGGCGGGCGGATGGTCAAGATCACGGACGCATTCGCGATCCTGGAGCAGATCGGGTTCGCGGGGGTGGCCGAACCGGTAATGCTGGCTGTTTCGGCGGTGCTGGATTACGGTACCTCCGAAGACGAGGCGGACGGGGTGGACGGGACGTCCGGAGACGACGACCCAAACGTACTAGACGGGAGCGCCTCGATTGGCAAGCGCTCCTTGAAAGCGCGCTTAGGTCTGGGGTCGGAGTAGCCGAGTTCTGGGAGATGACGCCGCGCGAGACGTTCGCGGCGATCAAGGCGGCCGGGTGGCGGATCGAGCTGGAGCAGCGGCGGGACGTCGTGCTGGCGTGGCAGACGGCGGCGCTGGCGCGCGCCAAGCGGTTGCCATCGCTGCGGCGGCTGCTGGTGCCTGCCAGGTCGCGGCCGCTGAAGGGGGAGGAGCTGGCCAGGCGGCGGCGGGAGCGGGACGAGATGCTGGAGCGGATCGACGTGACGAAGATCAACGAGGCGGTGAGACGTGGGCGTTGACGCGAATCTAGGCCGGGCGAGTGTGGCCATCCGGGCCACGCTGGACAGGCTGGACGGGGATCTATCGAAGGCGCACGGGACGGTGGACGGCGCCGTGGGCAAGATGGCGCGTCTGGTGGGCAAGGGGTTCAAGGCGGCGGGCGTGGCAGCCGTGGCGGGGATCGGCGTGGCGACGACGGCGGTGGCGGGCCTGGCGACGACGCTGGGCAAGCTGGCGATCGACGCGGCGCCGGTGGAGGGGATCGCGTCGGCGTTCGACGGGCTGGCGGAGAGCGCGGGATACGGCAGTGGCGAGATGCTGGCGGCGCTGCAGCGCGGGTCGGCGGGGATGATCAGCCAGCGGGACCTGATGCTGAGCTTTAACAAGGCGGCGCAGTTGGTGAGCACGGATTTTGCCACGCAGCTACCTGAGGCGATGGGCTATCTGGGCAAGGTGGCGGCGGCGACCGGGCAGGATATGGACTATATGATGAACAGCCTGGTGGTCGGCGTTGGGCGCGTGTCGCCGATGATCCTGGATAACCTGGGGATCCAGGTGAGCCTGGCGGATGCTACCAAACGCGCGGCGCTGATGTACGGGGTGGAGGAGAGCGCGCTGACGAAGGCGCAGCAGCAGGCCGGAATGATGGCCGTGGTGATGGAGCGGCTGGAGGCGAACACGGCGGCGATGCCGGACACGACAGAGTCGGCGGCGGCCAAGCTGGCGCAGATGAAGGCGCGGGTAAAAGACGTTACGGATGAGATCGGGCTGGATTTTGTGCCGACGCTGAACGTGCTGCTGGGCACGGTGGGCGACCTGGCGGACCGGGTCCTGCCGCCGCTGCTGGGAAAGATCGGCGAGCTGGCGCCGAAGGTGGCCGAGGGAGCCGAGGCGGTGGGCGAGTTCGTGGGGGCGCTGCTGGAGGGGGAGAGCCCGCTGGAGGCGTTCAAGGATCTGCTGGGCGACCTGTTCCCGGCGATCGCGGATATGGACTGGGGGGCGCTGGGGCGCGACGTCCTGGAGCGGATCGGGGAGGGGCTGGCGCAGGGAGCGCGATGGGTGCGGGGCTGGGCGGACGATCACATCGTCACGCCGCTGTGGACGCATATCACGGAGACGGATTGGGGCGAGGTGGCGCGCTCGATCCTGTCCAAGATCGGCGAGGGGCTGGGGGCGGGGGCGGCGCTGGCGCGGGGTTGGGTATCGGAGCACATCGTCACACCTATGGCCACGTCTATCACGGAGACGGACTGGGGGGTAGTGGCGAGCGGGATCCTGTCCAAGATCGGCGAGGGGCTGGGAGCGGGGGTCGAGATCGTGCGGGGGTGGGTGACGGAGCACATCGTGGCGCCGGTGGCCACGTTCATCACGGAGACGGATTGGAGCGCGGTGGGGCAATCCATCCTGGCCAAAATCGGCGAGGTATTGGGGTCCATCAAGGAGAGTGCGTCCGAAAAATTCGGGGAGCTCTTCAGCTCTATCACGGGGGCCGGGATCGAGATGCCTGCGGAGGGAGGCGTCTTCGGCATTTTAGATAAGATCACCGGATTTGTGAATGGGCCTGGTGGAACGGCGCTGAGCGTGATCGGGGCGATCGTGGGGCTGATCACGGGGATCGGGGCCCCGATTGCGGTCATTATTGGATTGGTGAAGCTGCTGAGTTGGGCGTGGGAGAGCGACTTTGGCGGCATCCAGGAGTTCACGGCGGGGTTCGCCGAGGACGTCAAGGGGTGGTTCGGGGATATCCGCGAGTCGGCGGGGTCGTTCATCGATCGGTTGGAAAAGGGCTGGGCGTGGATCACGGGGGTGGCCATCCCGACGCTGAAGCGGTGGGGCAAGGCATTTAGGGAGGGTTTGCAACCGCACCTGGATCGGATGACGGAGCGGCTGGCCGAGTTCCAGGAAGACGTGGGACCGAAGCTGCAGCGGATATGGGACAAGCTGAACAGGGCGTGGGATCGAATCAGCGGGGTGGTGATGGAGAAGCTGTGGCCGGCGATCCAGAAGCTGATGGAGGCGCTGGGAATCACCGATGTGGAGCAGGTGGCCGGCGGCTTTGGTGAGCTGATCGGCGTCATCCTGGAGGGGAACCTGGAGATGCTGCTGTGGGGCATCGGGGCAGCGCTGGACGTGCTGAGCGTAGTGATCGATGGGGTGGCATTCATAATCGAGGGGATAGTGTTGAATCTCACGATGTGGGTGGACGTGATCGCGGACGTGATCGACGCCATCGACCGGCTGAGCAAGATGGACGTGGCGGAGATCTTCGAAGAGATCACGGGCGTGGAGCTGCCGGAGTGGCTGAAGCCAGGATCCCCGCCCCCCCTATACTACGCGCTGATGGACATCGGGAAGGCGATGGATGCGCTATCGGGGAAGGAGATGCCGGCGTTCGGCGGGTTGGAGGCCGAGGCACGCGGCGGTGCTGGCGGCGGGTCACAGGTGACGACACTGTACGGGCCGGTGATCCTGGAGGGCGTGCAGGATGGGCGCGGGTTCCTGGAGGAGCTGCAGGCGCTGGCGGTGTGAGCGGGCGTATCACGATGGGGCGCATCACGATACGCCCCTCATTGGAGGGGTAGATGAGCGAAGAAGTCGAGATCCAACAGTTTCCGTGGGCGATCGACGATCTGATTATACACGACGAGACGACGATCAGGAGCGTGCTGACGGGCGGGGATGGGCTGCCGGCGGCGCGGGTGTGGCTCTCGCAGCGGCACGGGTACTGGCCGCGGGGGAGCGGGCTGCTGCGGCAGGGGGACCGGCTGACGCTGGAGACGTATCTCCTGGAGGCGGCGACGCGGAAGGCGGCGCGGATCGACCTGCTGCAGCACCTGAACCCGGAGCTGGAGGAGCCGGTGCGGCTGCTGGCGGTGGACGAGGTGATCGAGGGTGTGGGGCGGGATGGGGTGCTGCTGGCGCTGGGGCCGTGGGACGTGTACTGCGACGACGACGGGGCGTGGCACGTGCGGGATCTGCTGCGGCCGGAGGATGTGGAGGCGGATCTGAGTGGAGCGTGGTGGATGGGGCCGGGGGAGGGGATGAGCCTGTGCGAGGGTTTCACTGAACTTGTGACAAACCCTTCGTTCGAGGTGGATTTGACAGGGTGGACGTACACGACGGACGGAGCAGGCGGTGGGCAAAGCAGGATAACCACAGATGCTAAGTTCGGCTCGGCTTGTAATCAGATCACTAGGGCAACAGGTGGCACGTACTGTTCTTCCTACTCTTCGGTTATCGCCGTGTCTGCTTCCACGAATTACGCATTGTCCTGCTATTGCAAGCAGCTAAGTGGCACTGGAGCTCTCCAGTTAAGAGTCGATTGGTACACAGCAGGAGATGTGTACATAAGCCACAGCGCGATCTCTGGTTTTCCATCAGGGACTCACGACTGGGTGAGGCGCATTGAGGTTTTGGAATCACCTGCTATGGCAGCGAAGGCTTACATAATTATCAATGTTAACGGAGTGTCGGATGGTGCAGTTGTGAATGTCGATGCTGTCAACTTCGTAGAGTCTGACTATGGGTTACCCTTCCGTGATGGCTCGATGCCCGGTTGCGCGTGGACAGGTACTGCTCACAACAGTACGACGACGGTGACGGCGGCGGAGTTGTACTGGGATGACTTCACAGGGGATGAGGAGCAAGGCAGCGTCTCGTTCTGGTGGCAGCCATCGTATGATTGGGATGCCCCGCTGGATGAGTACACGCTTTTGTGGCGATGGTATGCCACAGCCGGGGCGCAGAACGATATTTTAATTTTTCAACATAACGCAAACAACAATGTTTATTGCCAAGCGTATGGAGGTGGCGACCCTCAAGCCAACGCAAACGCAACTCCTTCGTGGTCGGCGGGCGACTGGCTGCTCATCACGCTGACCTGGGATTGGATAGATGCCGGTGAGGTGATCTTGTACGTCAACGGCGAGGAATTTTGCAAGGATACCAGCATCGGCTCAGCCCCACAGGGAATGGACAGGATGATCGTCGGCGCAGTCACGCCTGGAAACAACATCGCCAATGGCACGTATGACGAGCTCTTCGTGCTCGACCGTGCAATGAGCGTCGATGAGGTAACTCGTTGGTATGGCTATGGGCGCGATGCGCTCAACGCCCGGTGGATGGATGTGCTGTGCGAGAGTGCGGTGGCGTGGGCGCCGGGCGGGGTGCCGAGCGGGCGGGGGCTGGTATCGACGCTGGTGGTGGATGGGGACGTGCGCTGGCGGCAGCGGGACGGGGACGTGGCATTCTGGCGGATCTATGACGAAACGTGGGACATCACGGTGGACAACCAGGGCCAGGACGATGCCTGGCCCGAGTTCAGGATCACGCCCAGGACGGCGAAGACGAGCGGGTTCGCGTACAAGCAATGGCACGCGGTGAAGTGGGCGGCGGCGAACGAGGCGGCCAATTACCCGGTGCTGATCGGGCCGACCGACTATACCGGCAAGGCGCAGGCCGACGGGGACGACATCCGGGTATACGTGGACGGGGAGGAGGCCGACCGCTGGCTGGGCGGGACGCTGATCAACGACGTGAACGTGTGGATCAACCTGGATTTCGATCCCGACATCAGCCTGACGCTGGCGGAGGCGATCGCGGCGGCGGGGGACATCGACTACGTCCAGTTCAACGAGGACATCGCGGATCTGCCGGTGGAAGGGATCATCACCGTCGAGGATGAGGCGTTCTACTATACCGCCAAGAACAACCGGACGCGGAAGGTGAGCGGGGTCACGCGGGCCACCAGGGGGACGGCGGCGGCGGGCCACGCAATCGACACGGCGGCCTACTGGATCCAGCACGACGTGTGGGTTCATTACGACGACGCGACGCTGGCCGCACCGGTGGTGGACGACGACTACGAGCCGGCGTTCGATCTGGACAACTCGGACAACGGCTCGTGGGTGTACGCAGATTTCGGTGAGGACGACGGGCTGCGGGCTGGGCAATGGTATGAGGAGGTGGTTTTGAGAGGGCCGTATTTTTACCACGGCAACCACGCGGCAGCAGCAGATCCGTGGGAGGAGCTTGGTATCAAATGCTGGGCAGAAGTTGCGGCGAATGCTGGGGCCAACACGATATTGTTGCCTGGACTGATCACAAATGTTAATTTCTCCAACGGCGAGAAGTATGCACCAGTCGTTGCCAAATGGCACGGCTATGTCCAATCGTCGCCGGATGGCACGACGTGGGCAACAGAGTACACTATTCCGCAGCCTGTGAATCCTGACGCGTGGGAAGCGTGGAGCTACAATGCGGCAATCGCTGCTGATTCGCGGGCTGTCCGGCTTCTCCTAGCCCCAGCACTGATATCTCCCGGTCCAAACTACGTGGAATGCGCCGACGTGACACTGACTCTCGGCGATTATCCGACGGCCACGGCGGCATCCGAGCTGGATAATTATCCACTCGAATGCACGATCACGAACGAGACGACCGGAGAGGCAATCGCGATCACGGCGGGGATGGTGCTGGACCAGACGCTGGTGGTCAATACCGACGAGAAGAGCGCCATCCTGGACGACGGCACGCGGCTGGCCACGGCGGTCGAGCCGGATACGGTGCGGCGGGACTGGCTGCGGCTGGTGCCCGGCGAGAACGCGCTGTCGTTCGAGGAAACGGGGGCGCAGGAGGTGGAGATCGACGTCCTGTGGGACCGGAGGTTGTTCGAGTGAGCGCGAACTGCGCTCGTCATAGAGGGATGATATGAACGCCGTGATCCTGAAGTTGTTTGCCAAGACGGGGGCGGCGCTGGGCGAGTTCAAGGACGCCGAGTTCAAGAGCGCGCTGTGGCGGCTGGGGCAGACGGGCGTGGCGAAATACACGTTCGCGCCGAAGGGAGCCCGGGTGGTGCGCTCGAACCTGCGGCCGGGAAATCGGGCGCTGATCCAATTCGACGACGGGCTGCCGGACTGGGGTGGGGTGATGGATTGGCCGATCAACCTGGCCTCCGACAGGGACATCGACGTGACGTTCTGCGAGGGGGACCGGTTGCTCGACTGGCGGGCGAGCGGTCAGAATGAATCATATAGCAGCACGGCCGTCGGGGAGATCGTCGCGGCGCTGGTGGAGACTGCCAACGCATCGTACCCGACGGGGATCTCGATGGGGGATGTGTACGACGAGGGCACGGTGCAGACGCGGGAGTATCACTATCGCTTGTTGCTGGAGGCGATGCGCCAACTGCGGAGCGAGTCGGGGCACGATTACGCGGTCGTGCCGGTGCTGGCCGGCGGGAAGCTGCTCTTCGATCTGAATTGGTACGAGCGGCGGGGGACTGACCGGCGCGACGAGCTGGCGCTGATCGAGGGGGCGAACGTCGGCACCGTCAGTATCTCCGAGCAGGGGCCGGTGTACAACCGCGTCATCGTCGTGGGGAAAGGGGATGACTGGAGCGATAGTAGGCCGGTCAAATTCGCCGAGAGCGCGGAGAGCATATCCCTCTACGGCCTGCGCGAGGCGCCCAAACTGTACCTGGACATCTCTGACGAGACGACGCTGCAGGCCATCGCCGACGCACTGCTGGCAGCCACGGCGCAGCCGTGCGCGCGGGCGACGCTGATGGGCGTGCTCAATAAGGAGCCGGCGCCGTTCTCGACATATCACGTGGGGGACATCCTCACGCTGCGGGCGCTGCAGACGTACGGGGAGTTTTCGTACGACGTCCCGGCGCGGATCCTGTCGCGGTCGCGGCTGGCAGATGGCACGTGCACGCTGGAGGTGGAGCAATGGCAGCAGGATTGATCGTGCGCGATCACCTGGTGAACGACCCGCTGGATCGCATCGCGGCGCTGGAGGCAAAGGTGGCGCAGTTGGAGCGTGCGCTGGCTAACGTGATCAAGGTCGACGCCGCCGGCTCGGCCGGGGCGACGGAGCAGGCGTGGTACCAGATCACCGATCCCGACGGCAACACCGGTTACGTGCGGGTGTACGCAGCAAAGTGATCACTCGTCATAGATGCCAATTGTCGGCTGGGCTGGCGCGGCGGTGGACGTCGGCGAGGTCCTGCTCGGCCAGGCGGATGTAGACCTTGACCATATCGAGGGATGAGTGGCCGAGGAGGGCCTGGAGGGTAAATGGATCTCCACCGTTGCGCAGATAGGTGATGGCGAAGGTGTGGCGGAAGCGGTGAGGGTAGACGCCGGGGACGCCGGCGCGGTCGGCGCAGCGGTAGAGCATCCGGCGGATGGCGTGTCGATCCAGGCGGGTGCGCCAGTTGGTGGCGGCGATGAGGGGGGCGTCATCCTCGATGGTTTCCCCGAGCTTTTCCTCGCGGTCGGCCAGGTAGCGCCAGAGAGCCTTGCGGGTGACCTTGCCCAGATAGACGTGGCGGGTCTTTGTCGTCATCCTGTGTTTGGAATCGCGGACGACGACGAGGCCCCGGGCCAGGTCGACGTCGACGCGGTTGAGCTTGCACAGCTCGGTGACACGGATGCCGGTATCGAGCAGGATGAGGATGACGGCCTTGGTGTTGGTGAAGGTTTGTTGCAGAGCGATCGTTGCGGACATTTGAGATCCTCCTTTACTTTCCACAGGTGATGACGACCTGGGCGATAATGACGACCAGTCCCAGCAGGCCGATGATGGCCAGCAGGGGGCAGTTACCCGGTCGATTTGGTCACGGAAAAAGTTGCGCATCAAGCCTCCGGCGATGTGTCGATGATGGATACAAGACATTGAATCTGAGCGGCCCAGGCGCCGTCCCCGGCGGCGTCCCAGGCGGCGGCCCCGGCGGCGTCCCCGGCGGCCCAGGCGGCGGCCCCGGCGGCCCAGGCGGCGTCCCAGGCGGCGGCCCAGGCGGCGGCCCCGGCGGCGGCCCCGGCGGCCCCGGCGGCCCCGGCGGCGGCCCAGGCGGCGTCCCAGGCGGCGTCCCCGGCGGCGTCCCAGGCGGCGGCCCCGG